CGTCGTTCGATTCTCCAATCCATTGTGCTTTAAACTGAAAAATGTCTTTGTCCAATATCATCAATGATTTTGTATTCCATTCTAACCTCTTTGTAGACATCTATGGGTTAGACAAATTAATGGAATTGCTATTTCAGAAAGTTCCGTACTGTGCATTCGATAGAGCAGAAGTCTATCTATACCTCCTGTCCAATGAAAGAACAAAGAAACTAGCTCATAGTCTCGAGAGTAAGAAGATTGTTGAGTGTAATGATTGGATACCTTTAAATCATTACAGCACAAAGAAATTCATCAAAGCAAGACAACCGAAGACTATACAAGAGAGGATATCTACCCTCGATGATGTGCCAAAGAATCATACATTCAAAGGATTAGGTATCAGTAAACAATTGAAAATAAGGATAGAAACTGAACTAATTAGGCATGAGGAATATGGAATCTATGATAAAACTTTTTGGAAATCAATTCGAGCATATATGTCTATGAAAGCTTGGAATAAGCTTATGCATTCAATTCATGGGAATATAGGAGATCATAACAAAGTACAGAACTTGACTATGTTATATACAGATCCCATGAGATTTATGTATCAATATGCAACAATAGATGAAATTAACCAATTTCAAGCAGCAAAGAAGAGATTCGAGGAGGGAAAAAAGGAGTATACTGAACAAAAATATATGTTACCACAAATCTCAAAAGTCTCTCCACCACAAGAGCAAATTAAGAGATATAATTGTATGTATATCAAGACTGAGATTCCCTCAAGATTGGATGCACCACTAATCCCATATCCTAATCATCTTAGAGATCATATAATTTCATTAAATGAATCTATACTTCCTGATGTTCAAGCTAATCATATGTGTACTATACAAGAACTTCTTAAATACTACAATATCTTTAAGGTAGAAAATAATCTTGAATCACTGAAAATAAGTACCAATATTGATGACTTGAAACAATTCAGTCTACAAGAGTATTCACTTCGTACTCAAATAATACATGCTACCTCATTTACTAATGCTGTCAAATCTACTAATATTGATATTTCTAGTTTGAGTAATATTCAGAATGATTTGCATACACAATCATTCACAGCTCATCCTTCACTTTCTTTTCTCTACACTATGCAGCGTGCTCGACCAATTATAAACTCTTTCGGTAAGTTATTAGCTAAAAGTCCTTCTGAATGTAATGTAAAATTTGGACCACATTCAATGTATCATATTTATGCAAAGTCAATAAGCTATTCATACCAAATTACAGTATTCGGTCAACATTTCTTTATATACCATAGTTCGCTACCTTTTGTATTCTTTGGTCCAAAAACATATTTAGATTATTTATTGACAATATCTGATGTGATCAACAATGTTGAAATTATCTTGAATTCTGAAGAATACAAATACTTAGAATTAATACTACTAGAGCTCCAGAACTTACTATATAACTTCCGACCTCATAACTATATTGTAGAATATATGAAGAATTATGAATCATTATGTCTATTTATATCAGATATAAAGACTAGTCAACTTGTGAATTGGGATCCAATACTTGACACATTATCATCTATGATTGAAATATCAAATAAAATATCTAAAAAGAAGATTGATATGAATTATGTATTATATCAAATTATCTATAAAGATAGTATGACTCTTGAAGATTCACATCTGTCAAAACTATTAGATATTTTGTGTCGCTTAACACCCCAATCACTATTAGAATCATCTGCTCTCCATAAATTCTTATTCTTTGCTGAAGTGGATTCTCAAGCAGGGATTGAGAAATTCTTGAAACGTACTCATACAAAAAGAATAATCGATCATTCAAATTTAATCCTGATGATGGGATTAACAAAGAGAGAATTTATTATATCTTATATCAAGAAACATAAGTATATGCCTAATATATTGACACCTATTGAGAAATCTATAATGATTGATGAACACTTCAAATCCAATGAAATTAATTTATTGTTTCAATTACCACTTGATTGGTGGTATAATATCAATTTCGGTAAGTGTATAGATTGGAGTGAATCAGGTCATTCTGTTGAATATGCGAAAGATAAAGGAGCTATAATTAATGATGTAACATTCTCAGGTCTCGATAATCAGAGAGAATTAATCCAAGTATTAGAATCAGAAGACTATTCAGCTGATAATTTCTTATCAGATATAAATATAGACATTATACCTTCGTCTGTAATTAAAACAAAGATGCATGAAAGAAGCACTAATGTGAGGTTTCCTGTAAGATTATGTGAGAAAGAAAAAGAGCAAAAAATAGAGGCTAGATTATTTGGAGTAGCTACAGCTAGATTCAAACATAAAATGAGTCAATATATGTCACAAGCAAAAAGGTTGCTATCATACTTTGATGAACAGAATATGACAATAACTGATAGTAGTAGGAAAGATAATCATCATGAAATGTCTCAAGAATTACATAACAATGACATGTATGCTATAATGTTAGATATACAAGGACATAATCAATCTATGCAACCTGAGAATACTTGTGAATTATTAGAATTTATAGGTCAAGTATATGGAGAAAATAATTGGGGTAAATTAGCTTATCTGTTTAATAATTTACTTGTCTATCATTATGATAACTATTTAGATGATGTAGTGATTTCTAGTGGTCAACTTGGTGGAATTGAAGGTTGGATGAATCCAGTTTGGACATTAGTGACACTTCAACAAATGAAACTATTACGCACAACTACAACAATTGACATACCAATGATTAGCACATATTCTGATGATGTAGCTGCAATCGTGAAGATAGAAAGTCCTACCCAATATGAGATAGATTCTATATTAGAAACAATATCACTTGAATTATTCAAACTTGGTTTTGTAGTAAAATCATCACAAACTGCTGTATCAAAATCTAGACTTACTTTACTTAGACAGCATACAGTTAGAGGTATTAAGGCTGATTCAACTCTCAAGAAATTACTATCTATTAGCACTTGTGGAAATGCAAGAATAGTTTCTGATGAATTTGAAATAGATAGTATTTCATCGACTGTCTCAAGTGCTTTAGAGGATACATATCATATTAAAGCATGTTTACTTCTAAAATGGTATAAATCTTACTTACTTAGTGGTTATATCTTAGGATCATTATTTTCAGAGAGACGTGATAAATCTATGTTGTCAACAACTAATATCCCTCATGAATTTGCATCAATATTTTATAATGTAACTGGTCCAACAAAATCTGAATTGTCAAGAACACAGAAAGATTTTGAGAAAAGTGTAGAAATAAGTCTAACAGCAACATTAGATATATTAGGTAATCCTCGTAGTAAAGAAGCAATATGTAACTGGTTACATATAACTTGTACTTCAACATTAGAAGAGCAGAAAAGTAAGCAAGTCAGTGATGTTATTTTATATCTTTCTGCGGAAAAAGTATTTCTACAAGAGCTATGGCTATATATCTTAATTATGCCACAATCATTGGGCGGACTGGGAGTTCCATTACTTATTAATGAAGCCATTAGTGGGAATAGTGATTCAGTATTCAAAAGTCTATATTATATCCATAGATTAATAGGAAAGAACTTTACTTATAAAGATTATTTTTTTCATTGCCTAACTGCCTCATTAAAGTTCCATAAAATAGAAGATAAAGATTTATTTCCTAATAATATAATAGAATCAAAATGGATATCAAATTCTCGGATACATCAAGCAAAAAGTAGTCTCAACAATAAATTATTATCTGTAATGAAGAAGCTAAATAAGAATCAAAAATTAATTAAGATGTTTGAATGTAAATCTATACAACCTGAATTATCAAAATTGTTGATATCTATTTTTGAAAATAATTTTAGTCATAGAGTTGTCCAATTTTATCTAGAGAATTCAATATTATCTCTTGTACAATATTTACTAAGAAAATTAGAAACATCAACTTCTTTAATCAATAAAATACAGAATCTCAAAGAATTTAAGAGGTCTTTAGCTATAAGGACTATTAGTAATACTATAGAATTATTTTCACAAGAAGGTCTCACTTTTGGAGAAATAAATAGAAATACCGATATTTTATCATATTTAATTACTAGGAGGAGACTATTAGCACCAAAAATTAAATTTGTAGATATTGAGGAGCCATTGTATGATCATAATTTGGAAGAATCTACATCAAATAATTATGTTATACAATTATACCCTGCCAGACCCATAACATATAACAATGGTAAATTAAGTATTAAGAAAGGAAATCATAACTCAAATACCTTATATAAAGGAGAACTCAAAGAAGAGGATATATTTCTAGAGACAAAAGAAGAAGTCCTTATATCAAAAGTAGTATCAGTAACAAAATGGTCTTTAATGAAATCTAAAATTAACTATCAATTTAATAATTTGGACCTTGAATATGATTTTGTACTTGCTTGTAATGCTACACTTTCTACATTGACAAATAAAAGATTTTCTGATTTAGAATCTTACGTACCATTAAATATGGGGGGAGAAATTCTACATAGGATACCAAATCAAAGATTTAGATCAAATGTAACAACAAGAATACTCCCTAATAGTGTCCAATATATACATTCATCTTTAAATCAGACAGGGATAGTAGAATCAAAATTGGAAGATTCAAATATCAACTTTGACTATATACGACTTAGATTACTTATGTCTATTGCATTAAAGAAACATTATGACAATGAGATGCCAGGTACAATCTTTTTTGGTCTCAAGAATTTAGAAAATATTTATAATGTACAAGATTATACTCCTAAATTAATTAATAAAATTGATACAGATGTACCAATAAAAGTAGAATATTTACCATCTAAAGACATTGAGTTAAGTAGAATCTCACTTGTTAGTAAAGCATATTTCTATGCAGAAGATTTTATGTCAATTTATACTCAAGAAGAAGATAATTCATCTAATAGCATCAAATCCATGATTGAAAGAAGAAATCAAGATATAATAATGCAATACTATAATGAAATGTATAGAGAATTTATTTATCTAGATGAAGATCTATCAAATAATGAATTATGGTTGCCCCTAATTGATAAACTTTCTGAATTAGATCAAGATTATAGAGATAGATCTACTAGAAATTCGATTACAAAGATAAAGCAATTAATATCGGCTAATTTAAATGATACTCAAACTCCAAAATTCATGAAAGAACATCGTAACTTATTATCATCTAGAATGCAATCAATCAGATCTGAAATGTTGAATCTATCAGATACATACAAATTGACAAGATCAATCTGTGAAGAAGTAAATAATGAAAAGAAGAAAGGAATAATTGGGAAAGGAAATGAACGTTTATTGCGAACAGTATCTCGATCTATAGTTAAAACTACTATAGAGTTATTCAAAGATCTAGCATTAGGTTATTGTATGGCTGTAGCTATTGAAAGTGACCAAATAATATTAGATGTAAAGAAGACTTATGAAAATACATTAGATGTAATTAGTAGATCTGAATTGAATGATCTAGTTCCAGGTTCCTTAAAACTTCTAATACTATTTATTGGATCATCTCGAGCATTAGAAATTGTTATAAAGAATTCTAGGAAACTAATGAAGTACTTAACATATATTTCTAAACGAAATCATATAAAATACATGTCCAATGCAAATATTAAAGTATCTTTCCCTATTCGTAGATTAGTAGCATCTGAATTATCTATACCAACTTCAATATATCAGTGTTCATATGATATACAATATATACCCATATCTATAAGATATGACATGAATAAATTATTAAATATGATGCCTTATTTTAGGAAAATATCAGAATGTTATGCACATCAAGATTCTTTTTATTCTCCTACTGGTTCTGATAGCGTGTATTCACAATTTGGAGTTCTAGATGCGATGTTGACATTTAGAAAAATAGAGAAAACATCAAAAATAATATCATTAACTTCTGGTCGTGGAGATTCAATAATTGCATGCAAGATGTTAGATTTAGTAGGAGACCATTATAGTAAACCAACAGCATTCTCTAGAGTAGATTCATTGTCAGATGTAATATTAGATTATGATTATGACGTAACTAGATATAATACATTGCCTAATTTAAATCCATATGATGTAGTACTAATAGATATTTCACATATTAAAGGACAGACATCAGGATTATATGATACTATAATGAATATCATGATGGACAAAAAAATAGTAATTATACGTGCTAATAGTCTTCCTGAAATTCCAGACATATATACAAAATTATTTATAGATAACTCTATATCTATATCATATTCATACCCTAAATCAAGAAATATTTTACCATATCAACAGTATTTTATCTTTGAACAATCAATAGAAATTCAACATGAACCTGAAATTGAATTTAAAGATTTCAATGCTTATCTCAATGTATCTAGGAATTATACATCACACATTAATTATTCTAATATGAATATAATTCCAGAATCAGATTTAGACAATTCTATTTTACATACTATTGATAGAAATAAGAGTTTTGAAGAAATGCTAGATATTGTTACAGCCAAGACTAATCTAGATGGTTATGTAGGAGTATTAAAATCAATCTTGAGAAATAATATTCTACTTAATGAAATTCCTATAGACCATTCTAGTGAAGAATATCTTATGACATTGTTACATACTAATATTAAATTCTCTAAACCAATAGCCGAGCATATCATATATGATGATGCATTTGATGAAGATTGTGGGAATTCAAGGCAACGAGGTTACAAGATCTGGAAGAAAAATGTACAGTCTTATCACAATAAAACTAATAAACTGAGCCTAATAGTATTAAAAGATCTTGGTATAGAAAAGATCTCTATGATTCAAAGATGTCATCCCATTGCATCAATTAGAACTTATTTGAAGAATTATTTATTCATGCGATCAAATGGTGTAAACTTAGAAAATCTAACAATGGAAAGTATAAACAATTTATTAATGGAAACAATAGAAAACAATAATATGACATTTGGAGATCAAAATGCTGATATTAGGAAAGCACTCGGATTAATTTTAGGATCAGTTTATATAGGTAATTATAGTTGGGGATTACGGCAACTTTTTACTGTTCATGATTCAAATGATAGTGAGAAACGAAAAAGTAATCGCTTGATATCAATATATCGGAAACTAGCACCCATATTTAAGCAATTCAGAAATGAAAGAGTAACTTATAATATGAAGATGGATACTATTCGTGTATTAACAGATAATATAGTGAGACCAACCATTGAGAGAAATTTGAAGAGATTAGAACTAGTCAAACCAATGAATGAAGATGAAATAAGTGAAGAAGTGAAGCGTGATTTTGCTAATGTCTTCAGAGGTTTTATCGATCAATTGGAATCTAGAGAAGTATCATTTTTGCCAGAAATATTTATTGCAGAAGATATATCAAAGATAGATCCAGATCATAATCTAAGAAATAAAAGTCTAATCAATGAACAGCCTGAGAAAATTCATGATATAGCAACTGTAGTCAATGAAGATTTATTTATACCTGATATAGGAAACATTTTAAATCAAAGTTTTCAGCAAATCTTAGGGGATACAGGCTGGGTTGGAGATGAGTTAAATAGATTAGCTGAAGAAGAATTTAGAATGGAAGATTGGGGATGTGATATAGACATGGATGATGAATTTTATTGATTAAATAGAAGTTAGAAGCATTTCAAAATTAGGATTACTAGTTAAGAGGTAGTATGGTGAATATTGTAAGGAAAGAGATATTAACAATTCTGCAAACATCTAAGTTTAATCCTCAGGATCAAAATAGATGATGAATTGTTAATATTGATGAATTTCAACTTAG